AGCCCGATGGTTCAACCTCCCGCCCCATAAGCTAAAGGACCTGACCCGATCATCGTTCTCGAATATAGAGTCGGAGCAAATATCCTTTGTTACCGACTCGATACTCCCATGGCTCGTACGATTGGAACAGAATTACAATCTTCAGCTCCTGACCAAATCGGACAAGGAACTTTCGGGGTACGGACGCCTTTATTTTAAGCATTCCGTTGAGGGGCTCTTGCGGTCAGACGCGAAATCAAGGGCGGAGTTCTACGCGAAGATGTTTAATATCGGGGTATTCAGCGTCAATGAAATTAGGGCCTTTGAGGACCTCGATCCCATACCGGACGGGGACGGGCATTTCGTTCCCCTGAATATGGTTGACCTGGAGAATGCCGGGGAAGAGCCGGAACCAAAGGTAAAACTTCCATCGATGAAACAACCCGCATTCTTACCCGCGGACAAATCGAACGGAGGCGGTAAAGAGAATGAACTTGAGTGAGGCCATTTACTCCCTGATCAAGAGTAGCGGGGCGACGAAGATCGAGGCGTTGAAGGCGATCAAGGAAGCGAAGGGGATGGTGTTTTCCGATCAGGATTTTGGAGAAATTCTTATAGATAAACTGAAATATAAAACCAATTACGAAAAACAAATCCTCTCGGAATATGAAACGAGGTGATTATGCCTACTCCTAATAAAGGTGAGAGTAAAGACGATTTCATTCAACGGTGTATTCCCATTGTCATCGATGATGGAACGGCAGAGGAAAACAAGAAAGAGGGGGAAAATTCCATGTACTTCAAACAAGATAACATTGAGAGGAGATACCTTCCAAAGGAAAAGTTGGAAGTACGGACGGCGGAATTAGGTAGTAAGATCGTCGGTTATGCGGCGATGTTCAATGTCTGGACGACCATTGAGACATGGTGGGGAAGTTTCAAGGAAAGAATCGCGAAGGGAAGTTTTGCTAAGACGATCAAGGAAAATGACATTCGAGGACTGTTTAATCACAAAGAAGATTTCGTCCTCGGTCGCAACAAGGCGGGAACTCTTAGACTCAACGAGGACGAAAAGGGATTATCGACGGAGATAGACATTCCTCCTACTACATGGGCGAACGATTTAGCCGCTTCAATGAAGCGTGGGGATATTACTCAAATGAGTTTTGGATTCCGCGTCAACAAAGAGGAAATCAATTATGAGCAGAATGAGCGCACATTAGTTGATGTGACCCTCTTTGATGTCTCCGTCGTAACTTTTCCGGCCTATCCCACTACCACAGCAGAAGTCAGGAACGCATTCGGCAAAAAGCCAGAAGAGCATAAGCCTGATTTTACGGAATTAGCCCGCTTGATTGCTAAGATTAAATCTGGACAAGCCCTGACGGATGATGAGATCAGGGCATTAAATGCCCTTTGTCCTTCCATCCCCCCTGTACCGCCTACAAAGCATACAGAAGCAGATCCCGAACCGCCTACAAAGCATTCGGAACCTGATATCAGGATCGCGAAAGACAAAGTGAGTCAACTATTGATAAGGGCTGAAAAACTGGCCCCGTCGAAATCCATTTAACCAAGAGGTTTTCGAGAGGAGGAATCATGAAAACCATTACTCAGTACCGAGAAGAAGTAAAATCCCTGATGAAGAAAATCGGGGACATTGACGCCAAGGCAACAACGGAAAACCGCGACTTGGCATCCGACGAGATCAAGCTGAAGGAAGACATCATGGACGAGGTGGATCACCTGCGGTCCCTCATCTCCAACATGGAGCGCACGGAGCGGATCAGCGCCGAATTGAAGGCCCCGGTCAGCGAGCCCCAGACCAGACCAAGGCCTCAGGAACAGAGGAAGGAAGAGCGGTCTCAGGACCAGTTCCGGTCACTCGGCGAGCAGATGGTAGCCGTTGTCCGTGCGGGCCGTCCGGGAGGTCCGGTGGACCCACGCCTTTTCAATGTCCGTACCGCCGCATCCGGGCTAAACGAGACCGTGCCAAGCGAAGGGGGATTCCTGGTCCAGCAGGATTTCGTGGCCGATCTCCTACAGGATACATTTGAAACCGGCCTCCTAGCCCGCAGATGCAGACAGCAGCCGATCTCGGGAACGAGCAATTCCATCAAGATCAACGGGGTTGACGAGACTTCCCGGGCATCGACGCGCTATGGCGGAATCGTCGGTTACTGGGAGGAAGAGGCGGCCCTGAAGCAAGGCTCCATGCCCAAATTCCGCAAGATCGAATTGAACCTGAAAAAGCTCATCGGGCTATGCTATGCGACCGATGAACTGCTCGACGACGCCGCAGCCCTAGAGGGGTTTATCCGATCGGCGTTCCCTGGGGAATTCGGCTTCCTGACCGACGATGCCATCATCAACGGAACGGGGGCGGGACAGCCCCTTGGGATCCTTAACTCCGGGTCTCTGGTCAGCGTGGCTAAACAGACCGGGCAGGCGGCCGCCACCGTGGTCTACGAGAATGTCCTAAAGATGTACTCCCGGATGTTCGCCAGTTCCCTGAACCGCGCCGAATGGTTCATCAATCAGAGCGTATGGGTTCAGTTGGCCCAGATGTCACTTGCCGTGGGCACAGGGGGAGTCCCCGTATTCATGCCCGCGAATGGAGCGGCCGGCCAGCCCTACGCCACCCTGTTCGGGCGCCCGATCGTACCCCTGGAACAGTGCGCGGCTCTCGGGACCGTGGGAGACATCATCTTCGGAGACTTCGGCGGGGGCTACATCCTTGCCACCAAGGGCGGAATCAAGGCTGATATGAGCATCCATATCCGGTTCCTGTACGACGAGTCAGTTTTCCGGTTTGTTCTGAGAATCGACGGGCAACCAGTAAGAGCAAGCGCGCTTACCCCATACAAGGGTAGCGATACGCTTGGGCACTTCATCGTTCTCGCGACGCGTGCATGAGGAATTGTATTTGTCGCCGTCCCAATTAGCATCGGGATGAGAGTTTAACCATCATACCGGGGGAGCAATCCCCCGGAATCTCCCGAAGGAGGGAAACAACCATGTTGGCAGAAAGATTCAAATTCATTCCGGTGATGAACTCCGCGAACGTATCCACCGGACTGGATACGGACAGCATCGATATTTCCAAGTCCAGAAAATCGACTTGGATGTTCACGTTCGGCGCGGTCACGACCGATGTCACCATTACGCCGACCACAGGGGCGACGGAGGGGGCCAAGACTACGGCCATCACCTGTAAGTCCGCCATCGGCGGGGCGGTGATCGGTACGGCGGTCGCCGCGAGCACGGCCTCCTGTGACGTTCTATCGGCATGGACTGAAAACGCAACGGCTGTTGCGGTAACGGCGGCCTCCAATAAGTTCGTTGTTGTCGAGGTCGATCATGCGGGAGTGGCAACGGCTGGACACAAATGGCTCACCATGACGGTGGCGGCAGGGACCAATGGGATATGCCACGCCGTGGTCGCCGTGCAGCCCAGGTTTACCGGGAATAGGTCTGAGACGCACCTAAAGTAGAAGTGAAGGCCCAATGGTGGGGAAATAAAAATGTGGAGGGGCTTCGCTCAGTATGGCCCCTCCCATAAACAGGGCGAGATCCGAACAGGGTCAGCCCGAAGGAGAAAAAGATGTCACATTACAGCCCATCGACTTTGGCTAAGGTAGGAGATCTCAATCGCAACCGCGGAATCGTCTGCCGAACGGGGACCGTGAACAACACGGACGTTTTTAAAACGACGGCGGTGAATATCTTCCACGTCACGGGACGGATTAGGATTGTCTCCCTCGATTTCGAGGCCGTGACCCAATTCGGAGCCCAGGCCTCCGTCCCCCGTTGGCAGTTTGTGAGCGTGACTCCCGTCGTAGCCCTCACTGATATTTCGGCGGCTAGCGCAAGCGTATCGGCCCTCGCCGTGGGGAAGCGGGTCACAATGGCGGGGACGGCCCTCAATACCGCCCAGGTGGTTGACGGTGTGGCCGGAATCACCATCAAGCCCGCGAACCTTATGGACATCGGATGGGACGGAGGGGAGCTTTACCTGGCCCTTGACTCCGACGTTGCCCAGACCAGCGGGACCAGCGTCTTTACCCTTTGCTATCTTCCCTTGTCCGATGGGGCCGGGGTTGAGGCCGTGGTATAGGAGGGAAGAAAATGAGCACGAACGTAGCTGGCTACAATCCATCGACGATGGCCCGGATCGGGGACATCACCGGGGGAGTCCATGTAAAAACCGGAACCATCGAAAATACCGTTGCACTACCATCCGGGGCCTATGATATTTTCACGGTCTATGGGCGAGTTCGGATTCTCGGCCTGGACATCGAGGCCGTCACGGCCTTCGCTGCGGATGCCACTCTTGTCAAATTTCGATTCACGTCCACTACTCCGTCAGTGGGAATATCCGATATTTCGGCCGCATCCTTGAGTATCGCATCCATTCCCATCGGAGCGAAGGTGGTTTGGCGGGGTACGGCGGTGGCCACCGCCCCGGATGTCATGGCAACCCAGGCGGGAATCGCCTGGCCTACCGACTGGATGGACGTAGGGCATACCGCGGGAGTGGGGATAATCACTGCGACTTCCAGCATCGCCGCGCAGACTAGCGGGAGTTGTCGTTTCAATATTTACTACCTTCCAATTTCGGAGGGTGCATACGTAGTGGCTCTGGTCTAACAATCAACGGGACGAATAAACCGTCCCTCATAACCTATACCGGAGGGTCGAACCATGGCTGTCATAATGATCACCAGCAAGAAAAATTACATCGGGCTATCGACCGATACGAAACCCACAGCGGATACCCCGCCTGGTTCGACCTTCAAGGAGAGCGACACATCCAGCGAATATATCACCTATGATGGGACGAACTGGGTTCCCGATGAGAAGGTGAACCGCTACCGGATCACCAATCCTTACCATTGGCTCGGCCAGCCGGCCACGGCCTACAATGTGATTCCCTCATCCGCCGGAATTACGGTGGTTCCCGGGAAGTCCCGGATCATGCGGGCATATCTACAGAATCGCTCGGCGTCAACGGTAAGCGCCTGTATCGCCGGATTTTTTCCCGACACAGAATGGATTGCGGGGCAGTGGACGGACGCGACTACGACCCTGGCTGATGACACAACCGATGCCCAGGATGCCGGGACGGATGACTTCCCCATCAACACCACGACGATCAGCGACGGGCATATCATTGGATGTAATTACCCATTCGGTTTGGTTTCCTACGATATGACCACGGCAACCATTGGGGCAGCCCTTGAGGGGGTTATCGAATATTGGAATGGGACGGCATGGACGGCTATCCCAGCAATCGGAATGGCTGTTGATATTCCCCGCGTCGCCGGGGTCCAGTGGGCCACGGGGGAGCTTATCATCATGTTCGATCCACCGATTGATTGGTCTATGGCAGGATCGGGAACGAACGTGAGCGCCACGAAATACAACTTGCGGTATAGGTCGAGCGCGGCGGGGACCACGGCAGGACTTGCAAGGAGAATCTACGTGGGTGTCCCAATATCCAGTTGGGTCAGCCTGGCCACCAATACCGAGGCTTCCGTGCGCGACTACTCCCCATACGGACTTTCTATTCCCGACGGGGTGACTCGGCTTGGCGTGGCCGCCAA